GTCTCTGTCCGCGTGGATATTTGAACTTCGAGGGGGGGTGGAAAAACGCCGAGGGGGTACTGCGTGGGGGTGGGCTGACCTACCTACGTGCCGAGTTGCAACTGCGACATAGCACACGCAGGTTGTTCGGTTCGTTGGTGCCGCCCAATGATAGGGGGATGATGTGGTCAACCGTGAGATCGAAAGGTAAGCCGCAATCTGAACACCAGGGTTGGGCTAGTCTCATCAGCTTCGAGATCTTGCGCCATTCGCTTGTATAACCGCGACTCGACGCTGATAGCCTACCTATCCCCTGGGGGGATTGGCATTTGGTACACCTGGCGGCTTTGTTTATAAGAACACCACAAATCGTGCAGGGTTTCATTTGAGAAAAAAATGGGGCTGTTGTTCATTTAGACCCGCGAATACAAATCTACCCGAATGGGATAATCCTACCACACGCACGGCTTTTGGCACTATTATCTCGCCACCTACGACCCTGGCGTGTCGAGCATCAGCCCCAGGCGTGGCCATTCGGTCTCTGCCCATGAGTGCCCCTTTCCATTAAAACACACACATTCCACAACTGCACAGCGGCAGCTCCTATTGCGACAAATCAAGAGCCCGCGATCAAGTTTGACGATAAGCGATTTGGCACAGTGTGGGCATTTCAGTCTTGCGTTCAAGGGTTTTTGCTCCAATCCCAAGATGACCCGCACTTGATAGTGATGTCGTGCGACCGTGTAACTGATCTCTTCGATCAGCGGGGTGCGGTTATCGGTTGGCCACTTCTCAATCGCCTCTGCCACCCAAAACAGCGAGCGCTCCGCACTTGCGTTCGGTGTGGCCGTCTGGTTTGACACGGACCTGAGTTTGGTTTCCCACATAAGGGTACCATTTCGGATGTCCACAATAGCATCAAGCACATCGACACGTACGGGCAGACGAGGCCCTGGCACTGAGCGCGTGGTGCGCTCGCCAGTGCGGCCAGGCTCCAACTCGGAGCTTAGGTCGTTGTACCAAGTGGCCAAGTCCCTAAGCTCCCGAGCGGTTTCGATCAAGGGTTTATCAGACACCCGAACTCCCAAACCCCGACGCGCCACGGTCGGTTTTGGGAAGCTGATCGACCTCTTGTGCATCGACGTCGAGAGAGGCGTTGGTCATAAGGATGTACTGGACCAGTCGCATACCTGGCTCGATTTTGATTGGCTCGTTGGTCATGTTCCAAACGCCCGCAAAAAGGGGGCCAGTGTAACCGCAATCAATGATGCCCTGCGCCACCATCAAGCCATGCTTGCGCAAGGTACTAGACCGAGCAGTGAGCAAACCCCAAGTGCCTTCAGGTACTTTAATCGCGACACCAAGCGGGACGTCTACGAATGTGTGCGGCTGAATCTCCATTTCTGCATCGCAGTAAAGATCGAAGCCAGCGTCGTCACTGTAGGCTTTCGTTGGCGCTTGTCCAGTTGAAGTCAGTACGCGGTACAATAGCTTTCCCATGATCACTCCATTCCTTAATTGATTTGTAGGTTGGGATGCCAAGAGCGACCAAGCCGACGCTGTTTACACCAACGTCGCCAACCACCACAACTGGCACATCAAAGTCCACGGCATGCTGGATTTCCAAGATCGTGCCAACGGTGAGCACGCCCCTGACCAGCACAGCGACGACGAGGTCTGCTTGTTCTAGTGTGTGCAGGTTGGACCAGTGCACGAACTCGTCTGGCAGCAGACCATTGGGTGCTTGCCAGGCCCCTGCAGGGTCATAAACCCAAACGCCTTCCTGCTTTTTGAACTCGGCTTTGATCTCTTTTTTGATCTGTGCAACCTTCGACCCCTTATTGAAGTCGATCGGTGCGGCGAGGTAAATGATCACTTGGTGAACCCGCCCCACTCGCCGTGGTGGCGTGCGTACTGCGCCATCTTCGTGTAAATCGCGATGTCGTGCCAGGTGTCGTCGCTTGGCTTGCGCCCGTCGGCATACCCACCGACTAGGCGGGCGACTTTGCCCAACACGTAGAACGCAATGCCGAGTTCATCGTTCGTTATGTCTTTGGGTGCACCGATCATCTGACTCAGCGCGAACCCGATGACTTTCAGGTCTGTACTGCCGTATTCTAAAGCTTTTGGAAGAACCGAGTCCAGCTCGTTGCGTGTCTCATCAAGCCACCAACTCGCGAGTTCTTGCACGCCTGCGGGTGCGGTGTCCCCTTCCAGCGACAATTTATTGAAAGCCGCGGCCAGATCTTCCCACATCTCGAAGGACATTATTTGATCCAAGCCATGGTCGATGGCCCAGTGCCCACTAGCTTGACCTGCGCGTTGACGGCTTTCTCGATGTCAGTGATGTACTTGGCTTGATCATCCGAGAGGATGCTTATCTCCTGCTGGCCTTTGATCTCTGGGAAGATGTAATCGAACATGGTGAGTGCGATCTTGACATTTGGCGCGCCACCGTTTGCAATCACTGCCTCTCGAACTAGACTCGCGTCGAAGTGGCCGACCCTGCGAATCTTCTGCGTCACTGTCGTGCGTTCGACTTCCAGACCCAGCTGCTCCCAACTAGTCTCGTTCTCGAGCGGTCCCGAATTGCCAGAAACGCGAATCGGGTAGGTGCGGGCAGTGACCCAGATGTCAAAGATGTCCACCGCTTTGTCCCAGGGGCTGATACCCGCCTGTGAAAGGAAATCCACGGCGCGGCAGTCCTGGCTGGTGCAAAACGGGTACTGACCCGCATGCAACCCCAAGCCGTAGCCCTGCGTCCCCTCGATTAGTGCAGTCCCGCCCAGTTGCAGGTGCTCACGAATCGCCTTTGAGGTGTCCACGCCACCACCAAACAGCGAGGCCTTGCGCATGATGCGGTCGGCGCGGGCCGCCCCGATTCCCTTGCTAGTGGAGCCGATTCGGCCTTGGATGCCATCTGCAATTTCGATATCGTGGTGCATTGGCTCCAAAATCGTGGCTTGGTCGTCCACGATAATGCGAGAGCTGGCTTGGTATCCCGCTTTGTCCAGATCTGAGAGCTCGCGGTTGAAGACTTCCATGTCGATCTCGGACCCTGCGGCGATAACGAGTTCGGAATCTGGCGCTGTCACCGCATTGACTGGAATCGAACGAAGTCGCCAAGCATAGGACTCTTCACCATTCGGCCCCTTGCCGTAGACCGTGTGCCCAGCGTTTGGGCCAGCCACTCGGATTCCCATAAAGGGCGCGTCTGAAGTCGCAGACAAATACCCCGCAACTGCTCCCTTACCTTCACTACCATACTGACCGCCGACGACGGCGATGAGACGTCCTGCCATTTGTTCCCCCTCTTAGAAGTTAAGCGCGTCAGGTGACGCAGCTTTTTTTTCGTTCCAGTAGTCGGGCATTTCCCGACTGTACTGCACTGAATCGCACTGGTGTTTGGCCAGTACAAACTTGTATTTTTTCTGGATGTTCAACATCGAGCGGTGCTCGAGGTAAAAGCCTGGCCTAGTCCTGGCGATTCCAAATGTCGCCCTCTTGCTGTAGAAACACTCAACCTCGGTCAAAAGGTCAATCGGTGTCGGGTCGCACTCAAAGCGGAAACCACACCACTGCGCCAACCAAACAAAGCCGAAACAGCGCCGACAGACTCCAGGTTCAGCTTTTTTATCTTGCATTTTCCAACCTGACTGTAAATCTGCCTACCAACCTGACCGACCGCCCCCCCTTATAGGGGGGGGCGAAGTCGGTCAAGTTCTGGTACGCGTAGGCCGAGAATTGACCGATATCAAGACGGTCAATATCGGTCAAGTCGGTCAAGTTCTTATTTGTCATCAAGCAACCCCTGGAATGGTGTCGGTGCACCCAACACGAAGGGTCTAGAATGTGTGAAGTACCGCCCCTGGCCCTGGGCTCTAACCGCCAAGAAACCCTGACCCTCGAGTTGGGCGATGGCCTTCTTGATCTGGTCGGTGCCGCCATCAATCGCCTGCACGATTTGGTTAGTGGATAGCTCTGCCCCATGCTTCTCCATGAACTCCGATAGCTTTCGCATCAGGTACTCGTGTGGAGAGAACCCCGCCTCGCCGCCGACGATTGAGATTTCGATCAGGTTGTCGGGTTTGGAAATCAAATCGACGGTGCCGACAAAACAGGCTTCGACCGATATCCCGCGCACGAACCCTGGGCGGTCTTTGGTGATCTTCAGATTTAATTTTCCATTTGAACCTCGACCGAAAGGCATGGAGACATCGACCGAGATCGCAACGCCATCGATGTCTGCTCGCTTGGCCTGTGCGCCGATGGCGTAGTTGCCGCGGGTGTCTTTGGCTTTAGTGACGTGGTCGATGGTCAGGACTGCCGCGCCCCACAAGCGAAGCGGGCGGAGCACAACCTGTGAGAACTGGGTGGCGTCTTTGTTCTTCTCAAGGTCCAGCCCGAGCAGATTCATGGCGGCGTTCACCCCATCCATCACAATCAGATTCGGCTTGAAGTCGCGGATTGAGGACAAGAGTGCCTGCTGTGCGACTTCGTTGTAGGCCCCATCGGGGTTCGCATACTTGAAGCGGCCGAACTGCTCGCGCAAGACTCCCAGCGCCTTCAACCGACCGCGAATCCCGCGCTTGGAATCTTCGAAATCGATGTAAAAGACCTTATTTCCCTGCACCAGCTGTTGGCGAACGGCTTCCAGCGCCACCCAGGTTTTACCAGATTCGGATTCCCCGAAGATCGCGTTGATTTTGCCCGCGTAAAGTAGGCACTGGCCATCGGTGCGGTACAAAACTGTTGGCCCAGGTTCGGTTTCGTCCTCGTCGTAATCGATGACTCGCGGCAGCCAGCTGGTGTCGGGTTCGGGCGCTGGCAACTCGGCCAACACGAGGCTCGGCACCACCTCGGGCACTAGCCATTGAGATAAATCAATCGGCTGGAGTGAGCTGCCGCCAGAGCTTCCAAATCCCTTGGCTTTCAGCGCCGCCGCCGACTTGTGGAAGTCGCCGCCGTGCTCGATCAGGGTATGAACCGCGAACTTGGAGTAGGCTCGCTCGGCGTCGAAGACGGTGCTAGTGCTAAAACAGTAAAAAAAGTCGGTGCCGTCGAAACCAGTCGTGGCCGAAATGCCCTCGCTCTTGCCTGGCCTGCGCCAAGCGGTCGTGCCCTTATTCGTGAAGACCCTGGACCAGCCCAGCGGCAACAAAATCTCGTTCCAGCTCGTCTTGGCGTTGTAGTCGTCCCCTGGAAGGTCGCGGTTCTCGTCTCGACTACCCGCGGAGACCTCGGAAGCCACCACGGAAGCCTTCGGAAGTTGATCAAAATATTTAAACAAGGAATGTATCGTCTCACGCTCCTCGAGGCTCAAAGAGGGTATCGTTTCAATCGAGCCCGAAATTAACTGCCAGAACCCACCAGATGAGTGACAGGTGCCGCCCGAGGGAGCCACGACCACGAAGCCGCCTTCGCCGCGAGTCTCGGCCAGGACATCCACACCATCATTCGCGCCTGGACGTCTGGCCAGTTTCACGTTGCCTGGCACTGGGCCTTGCAGCCTATAAAGCCAGTGCAACCCGCCCGAGGGGCTCATCTCGCAGTAGCCAGAGTTGAGCCTGTCCCAGAGCGCGTCGATACCCATTTCGTGCGCCATCTCCTTGATCGCGGTGTGCATGCCTCCAGCGACGGCTCGACCTTCAAGTTCTAGCATCTCGAGATTCCCAGAGATCTGGCCCGTGATCAGCCCGACGCCCTTGGCATCCTTGAACCACGCTTGAAGTTCATCGGCTGTCGGCAGCTTGCTCTGGTATTCTTTCCACGAGCCGACGCCTGGACGCTTGGAGCCGTCGGCCATGACTGGCACGACCGAGCACCCAGCCGCTGCAAACCTTAATGCGGCAGTGAAGACATCGAGCGTCATATTTCCCCCGTTCGTTGTAGCGTGCGACGCTGGGACTTGCACCCAGTGCTGCCTAATTCGGCTTTCCCCTGCCCGAAACTTACAGCGTCGCGCCTTCCCTATCAGAGTGGAAGGATACTCTTCTAGAGAAGTCTAGGCGGGTTTCGCCCCGAGTTGTGCCAGCAGCGCAGCGATTTCTGGCGTGATAACACCTGCGGCTGTCGGTGCTGGTGCTGGTGCTGCTGCAGCGGCTCCTGGCTTGTAACCTTGTGCG